AAAGAGCCGATCACGGCAACCACTGTATTCGGCAATGGTCAGGTGTTCGCTTATATTGTTCTGGATAAGATCGCAGAAGCAATTGAGCCGGAAATCGAAAAGAGAAAAAAGAAAATGCAGGCAGCAGTTAATAAGTATACGGAAAAGTATACAAAATGACCGCCTATGAGCTTCCCACCTCACTCAATATCAGTGGGGTGGATTTTTCTATCAGAACAGATTTTCGAGCGATTATTGATATTCTCATAGCCATGAACGACCCAGAACTGGACGAGCAGGCGAAAGCAGTTGTTATGTTGCAGATTCTGTTTGAGGACTGGCAAAGCATACCGGCTGAGTGTCTGGATGAAGCTTGTCAGAAAGCATCAGAGTTCATCGACTGCGGACAGTTGGACGATAATCCGAACCGCCCAAAGCCCCGTTTGATGGATTGGGAACAGGATGGAGACATGATTGTTCCGGCGGTAAACAAGGTTGCCGGTAAAGAAATCAGAGCCATACCTTATATGCACTGGTGGACGTTCTTTGGGTACTTTATGGAATCTGGTGAATGCCTGTTCAATACAGTTGTTGGAATCCGGTCAAAAAAGGCAAAAGGTGAACGTCTGGATAAATGGGAAAAGAAATTCTATCACGATAATAAGAACATTATTGATATAAAAACACGTCTCAGCGAAGAGGAGCAAGCTTATAAAGATGCGCTGAATGAGATGTTAAACCTCAAATAGTTAGGAGGTGGACGCATGGCTGCTGATGGCTCAGTCATTATTGATACCAGAATGGATACAACCGGTGTCCAAAATGGCGTATCAGCTATAAAACAGTCATTTAACGGCCTTGGAAGTGCTGTAAAAAAAATCGGTCTGTTAATTGGTGGGGCTTTTGCTGTTGGTAAATTGGTACAGTTTGGAAAAGAGTGCGTGGAACTTGGCTCTGACCTCGCAGAAGTGCAGAACGTGGTCGATGTTACATTTACCACCATGTCGGATAAGGTGAACGAATTCGCAAAGAATGCCATGACCTCAGCCGGACTGTCAGAAACCATGGCAAAAAGGTATGTCGGTACGTTCGGAGCAATGTCTAAGTCGTTCGGATTCTCAGAAGCACAGGCTTACGACATGTCAACGGCTCTAACACAGTTGACTGGTGACGTAGCATCATTCTATAACATCAGTCAGGACTTGGCTTATATTAAGCTGAAATCAGTGTTTACGGGCGAAACGGAAACACTCAAGGACCTCGGCGTGGTAATGACCCAGTCGGCACTTGACCAATATGCACTTGCAAATGGCTACGGCAAGACCACATCTGCAATGACTGAACAGGAGAAAGTTGCTCTCCGCTTTGCTTTTGTGCAGGAACAGTTATCAGCCGCATCTGGTGACTTCATTCGTACTTCTGACAGCTGGGCGAACCAGGTGCGAGTGATGCAGTTGCAGTTGCAGTCCCTCAAGGCAACAGTCGGACAAGGGCTGATTAATATTTTTACACCTGTTCTGAAAGTAATCAATATTCTTCTCGGCAAACTGGCGACTCTGGCAAACGCATTTAAGTCATTCACGGAGCTTATTACTGGCAAGAAATCTTCCGGTCAAACGAGCGGAAGTGGAGCGGGTCTTGCCGGAACAGACGCGATCGCAGATACAGCGGACCAGTATGGACAGGCGGCAGATAATGCAGAGAAACTGGCAGATGCCACGAACGACAATGCAAAAGCAACAAAAAAAGCGAATAAGGAAACCAAAAACTATCTTTCGTCACTTGATGAAGTTCACAAAGTCACATCTACTGGCAGCAATTCATCTTCCACACCATCTTCATCTGGTGGAAGTGGTGGAGCAGGTAACAGTGGCCTTCCGAGTTCAGTTGGTAATGTGGACTACGGCAATCTCGCAGAAGGCGAAACCGCACTTGACAAGATTAGCGATTCCGCAAAGAAACTTGCTGACCTGCTCAAGAAACTCTGGAAACCATTCCAGGACGCATGGAAAAAAGAGGGTAAGAATACCATTAATGCAGCAAAAGTCGCACTTGATGGACTCAAAAAGCTCGCTGTAAGTGTAGGTAAAAGCCTTGTAGAGGTCTGGACAAATGGCACAGGCACAACGATGCTTACGACCATGCTGAGGATTGCTCAGAACGTGCTTAAAACTATCGGGAATATTGCATCCGGTTTTGCGGATGCGTGGAATAAGAACAATGTTGGAACGCAGATCATACAGAACATTGCAGACGCCCTTGTGGTGGTTATGCAGTTTGTTGAAAAAATCGCAGAGGATACAGCAACATGGGCGGCGAACTTGAACTTTTATCCGTTACTAGAATCCATCAGTAACCTGACCAGTACCTTTGCGCCAATTCTGGAATCTATCGGAAATGTTCTTGAATGGATTTATAACAATATTGTTCTCCCAATGCTGAAATGGCTGATTGAAACAGGAATTCCGACAGTGATTAACCTAGTGTCTGATTTGGCTGGATTCTTTGCAGATCATCAATCAATCATTGAAGCATTTGGCGCAGCTCTGATCGGAGCATTTGCGGCAGCGAAGATTGCAGGCTTAGCTTCGAGAATCGCAGGAAGTATAACGACAGTAGCGAGTTTTATAAAAGGCCTTATTGCACTTATGACTGGTTCTAGTGGCATTATGGGAGGAATTAAAGCTATTGCAACGGCTATCGGACCGGGCGGAATTTTTATAGCAGCAATAACGGCTTGCATTGCAATTGGCGTATTACTGTACAAAAACTGGGACAAGATTAGAGAAGTTGCGGGGGAAGTATGGGATTGGATTAAAAATAAAACATCAACATTTGTCAACGCTATAAGCTCTAGTCTTAAGAATCTCGCATCTAAAATTGTGACGATTTGGGATAATGTCAAATCCAGCGCATATCAAAAATGGACTGCAATTTGGTCAACAGTAGGAAATCTTGTTGAGAGAATTAAAAACGGTATAGTGGAAAAATTTACATCAGCCAAAAATAAGGTTGTCGATATATTTGGTGGAATCAAAGATACTATTCGAAACATATTGAACAAGGTCATTGGCATTGTAAATAGCGCAATTGGAACTGTCAACAGTGCAATTGGTGGCATTGAATCCGCATTCTCTTTTGGCCCGTGGGAAGTGCCTACACCGTTCGGCAAGAAAACAATCGGATTTAGTGCAACATTTCCAAGAGTTCCAACAGTTCCATATCTAGCTAAAGGTGCAGTTATCCCGCCAAGGAGTGAGTTTTTAGCCGTATTGGGTGACCAGAAGCAGGGTAATAACATCGAAACACCAGAAGCACTGCTCAGAAAGATTGTTCGTGAAGAATCTGGCGGACAGCAGAGTGGTGGAAATTATCGTTTTACTGCTCAGATTAACCGAAGAACAGTATTTGATGAAATTATCGAAGAAGCAAAGTTAAGACGTGATACAAGCGGTAGAAACCCGTTTGAACTGGCATAGGAGGTGGAAGCGTGGCAACTATTCCAAAAGGCATAACAGAACGATACAAGATGAATGGGGCTTCCATCTATCAGCCAGATAAAGATATGGGATATAACCTCGAAACAACTTATTCAGAAGGTAGTAACCGTACGCAGTTCGGAAAAGCGTTGTTAACTCCATTGTTTACAGTCGAACAGTATAGCTATGAAGCATCAAACGTTCCAGTTATAGAAGCAAACAAAATTCTCAAAATTATCGCAAAAGGAAAAACTTTCAATTTGTACCATTGGTCGCTTTATCACATGGCATGGAGAACCGACCCATTTTATGTTGGAAAAGCAAGCCTAACTATTGGAGAAATATCTCCAGACTTAAAATTTGTATCAAAAATATCTTTTAACATGCAGGGGGTGAATCCACTTGATTAATGTATCTGATGCGTTCAAACAAAAACTACAGGACGGAGAAAGAGTCTGGCAGGAAGTGGAAATCACCTTTCCTGACGGAACTGTAAAAACAGTCAAAAATGAAATCATGGGCGAAAACTGCACCTTTTCCGATTGTGCAGAAAGTAGCAGCTTTCCGATTGGCTGCGTTGTTTGTAAATCCATGACATTGGAGTTGGACAACACTTCCGACCAGTGGAAAAACTATAATTTCTACATGGCAAAAGTTCATGCGTATCTTAAAATGCAGACCTCTGTAGCAAGTTCGGCTACAACAGATGAATTGCTGGATGAAAACTATGAGCCAATTCTTGACCAGAGTGGCGGTGCGATTCTGGCAACAAAAGCAGCGACAGAAGACAGAGTCGAAACCATTGATAAAGGTATTTATACAATTACGACACCAGAACAATATGGCGAAATCCTTAGTTTTACCGCTTTGGACGATATGTATAAAACGAACGCAACTTATATATCTCATCTGGTTCTGCCACAGTCAATAGAGACTCTTGTTAGAGATGCGTGTGAGACTCTTGGTATTCCGTCAGAAGTCTCCATGGCTCATGGAAATCTGATCGTGTCAGAGATTCCGGAAAACATGACGTTTCGTCAGTTGTTCGGATGGGCAGCAATGCTTGAGACTGCGAACGCTCGCCTGGACAGCAGAGGATACTTGCGATTTATCAGATGGGATTTTTCCAATGTACAAGAAGATTACAACGCAGTAGTGGACGATGATGGAAATGTAACATTTAAAGGCGGCGCAAGTATTGACTCAGAAAGTTTTATCAGTCCGACAGGGAACTGGACAATTGATAGTGATGGATTCTTGACACTGATCGAATCAGTAGCTGACACATCCGAAAAGCTCAAAGACTTTTTTACAAGTCCAACCGTTTCTAGTGATGATATTGTGATTACTGGAATCAAGCTAAAAAATAGAGAAAATGAAGCCATGTACGGAAGCACAGGATATGTTCTTGAATTGGAAAACGACCTTGTTGCGGATTCGGACTTGGACACGGTAGCTGCTCAAATCGGTGATTCCATAATTGGAGCTAAATTCCGTAACATGTCGGGAGAACTTGCATATAATCCACTCATTGAGTTTGGAGATATGGCATATACTTACGACCGCAAGTGGAATAGGTATATCACTCCACTGACAGACGTTTCCTGTTTCGTTAATGGAAAGACCACTGTAAAAACTCAAGCCGACGACCCTATCAGAGGGCAGAGCAAGTTCCAGTCAGAATCCACTAAGGCAATCGTAGAGGCAAGACGACTTGTTAAAAAAGAACAATCAGCTAGAGAAAAAGCAGTAAAGAAATTAGAAGAAACCTTAAAAAATTCTTCTGGATTATATGAAACATCAGTCACACAGGAAGATGGCAGTACTATCACATATCTGCATGACAAGCCTACACTCGCAGAATCAAAAAATGTAATTAAATTCACAGCAGAAGCCATTGGCGTATCCAATGATGGTGGTAAAACATATCCTTACGGTTTTTTTCTGACAGGCGATTTGATAGCAAAAATTCTGTACGCACATGGTATCAATGCTGATTATATCGACACAGGTGCACTGACTGTCAGAGATAGCGATGGAAACATAATCTTCCAGGTTGATATGGACACCAAAAAAGTAATCATCAGTGGTGATAATGTTGTAATTGGTGGTAGTTCTTTGCCGGATAAACTGACAAAAATGGACAACAATATTGCATCTGCCAAGAATATGACATTCCAGCTGTCAAACGATATGCAAACGATCACATCTGACGCAGACGGAAACATTCCGGTATTTCCAACAGTGGCAACTACAGCGAAAGTTATGTACGGCTCGTCAGATATCACGAACGATTGCAGTTATACCGTCACAAAATCCGACAGCGTAACGGGTTCATGGGATGTCGATACGCATACTTATACTGTGACCGGATTAAGTGCGGACGATGGCTGGGTAGATATTAAGGCAACGTATTTGATTAATCTTTCTATAACGAAGAGATTTACGATTTCCAAGCAGAAATCAGGGAAAAACGGAAAACAGCTTTATACATGGAGAAAATACGCATCCATGCCGGATGGCTCTGATATGAGTGATAGCCCAGATTATGTAAAACTTCTGGACAGCGCCGAAAGTCCCATACTGGACAGTACCGGGGATGAAATCTATACAGTCACAGAAGCAATCTATGTTGGAATTGCGGACAATAAAACTACAGAAACACCGTCTGATAATCCGAAAGATTACATTTGGAGCCGTTTTCGTGGCGAAGACGGAGCGGATGGAATTGGCATTCCGGGAGAGAACGGAGAAACTTCTTACATCCATACCGCTTATGCAAATAGTATTGACGGAACTGTGGATTTTTCCACAACTGATACAGATAGAATTTACATTGGTCATTATTCCGATTTCGAAAAGACGGACAGTGCAGACCCAGCGAAATATACATGGGCGAGAATGCGTGGAGAAGACGGGCCTCCAGGAAGAACGTATTACCTGAGAGCCAACGCAGGAGTCCTGATGATGGGACAGGATAAGAGAATAACTCCTAATCCATTCAAGGTTCATGCGTATTACAGAGATGGACAGGGTGACGAAGCAACTTTTAAAACCTGGTGGGTAGTAGAATACAGCAAAGATTCCGGGAAAACATGGACAAAACTGGCCTTTAATGTACAGACCAGTGGAATAACTATTAATCCAGATAGCTATTCTCTTGGTGCTGACGGAATGATACGTGCAACAATTTACACGGATTCCGGAAGAACTAAAATCGCCGATCAGCAGACATGGCAGGTTGCTGTTGACGTTGGCATGCTTACGCAGGAGCAGATTGTTGAGATATTGTCCAATGACGGAGAATTTAAAGGTCTCTACTATTTGAATGGACATCTGTACATCAGTTTAGACGCATTGATGGGAAACGCCGCAATTCTAGGTGGAACCAAAAACGGCAACGGATACCTAAAGATTAAAGATAAAAAAGGCACCGTGAAGGGACTGATAGATTACTCAGGCTACACTGCATTTACAAGCTATGAAGAAAATTCTACGCGCATGAAATATACAGGAATTTGTTTTTCAGATACTGGAATAAATCCTGTTAGTGCCGAGAAATACTTTAGCAGCACTGCGGACATTGAATACGTTGAAACGGCGTGGGGAATCGACTGGACTGCCGAAGAGCTTAATATTAGTGCAACAGAAGTATCGGCTGATACCGGTACATTTGGAGATTTAACTGTTACTAATTCTGCATCTTTCACAAAATCACCAAAGATAGAAGACATGGAGTATACGACATCATCAAATACTATTTGTTGGGATGGACGTACAGGATACAAACAGCTGATGCTGAAATCTTCATCCTCGAAACGCTATAAAGATATTGGAAATGATATTTCAGAGCAAGAAATTGAAGAATGGTACAATATCAAACCACTTTGGGCGAAATATAAAGAGGGATATCTAGTTAAAGGGGACGAGAATGAAGGAAGATATATCCCGATGTTTATTGCTGAGAATGTAGAAGCATTCTTTCCAGAAGCTACTCGGCATCAAAACGGACTTGTTGAGGACTGGAACGAACGTATCATGATACCGGCTATGTTTGCGATGATTAAAAGCCAGAAAGAACAGCTTGACCGACAGGAGAAACTAATTAATCAGCTCTATGAAAAGCTCAATATAGAAAAGGAGAACTAAAATGGCAAAATTTAATGAATACACAGTAAAGGCAACTCCAGAAGATGCAGATACCTTAATGCTCTATGATGCTGCATCAAAAACAAACAAACTTTCACCATTCAGCGGAATCTGGAACTGGATGGTCAATAAATTGACAAATGCAGTAATCAATAACTTGCAGACTTCAAACAAGACTGTAGTGGGGGCTCTTAATGAATTAAATAGTAAGCTCTTCTTTGATGTTCGAAATCTTTCGACTTTTTCTGTGCAAGCCAAGCTTGAGAAAGAGAATTATACGTCTTTCCTTATGTACGGATCAACTTCCGCAAATAATGGCTTTATGTATATTGTTTTTGTTAATAACGCTGTGGGAAAACGACAGGTCAGTTTTATTAAAATTGCAGATTTTGCGGCAACCAGGACTTTTTCAGGTACATACAGTGATGACTCATCCACACTGACAATAAATTCCAATGAGACCATATGGGGAGGTATCAAATTGCTGATGATTAAATAGTAATACTGCTCAATAATTTACCTCTAACCATTTAGTTAACTAAGAACTTTGAAAATTTTATAAATATGTTTCATGATTTCATGAAAGGAGCTGATAAATTGGAAATTAAAGGTATTGACGTATCATCGTGGCAAGGGAAGATTGATTGGAATAAGGTTGCAAATTACGGAATGGATTTTGCAATCTTGAGAATTACAGAAGCTGGAAATGTTATTGATGGTCAGTTCGAGAACAACTTTGCCGGATGCAATAAATATAAAATTCCGGTGGGAGTGTATAAGTACTCCTATGCCATGACAATTGAAGAAATCCAGTCAGAAGCCAGAAAGGTTGTTTCCGTACTGAACGGAAGAAAGATTCAGTTTCCAGTATTCCTCGACTTAGAGAATCATAGACAGAGAGTACTTGGAGCTGAAAGTATTCACAAGATGGCTGATGCGTTCCGTGAAATCGTGGAATCCGCAGGATATAAGTTCGGAATTTACTGCAACGTTGATTGGTACAATACCGTGATTTGCAGTCACCTCAAAAAGCATGATTTCTGGATTGCCAGATATCCGGCAAATGATAACGGGACAGTAGTTGAGAGATTACGTCCAAGTTGGGGTGTTGGCTGGCAGTATTCCAGTAAAGGGAAAGTTACGGGAATTAATGGAAATGTAGATATGGATGTTTTTTACAAGGACTACAGGGATTCTAACCAGAAAGGAGAAACTAAAATGGTAAAAATCAGTAACTGCGGACATGATGAACGCGGAAGATATGCAGGTGGGAAAGCAGGAGATCAGACTGGTACAGAATATCAGATCATGAACTGGTACAGTAGACCGTGGCTCTGTGTGCTAAGATTCAATGACGCTAAAATCGCAGCCATGATCGCAGACATGGCGACAAAAGCGGCACAGAACAATCTCATTGGGTACGATCAGGGTACTTCCGGAAACAGCAATGACCGGTATTCATTCTGGCAGCACTTAAAGGCAAGTAACTACGATCCAGCACAGATCACGGTAGCTTGCGAATCTGATTGCAGCGCAAGTACAGCAGCTATTGTCAAAGGGGCTGGGTATCGCTTAAATAATGCAAGGCTCAAAGCGGTCAGCATCTATCTGACGACACGGAACATGAGAGCTGCAATGAAGATTGCCGGTGCGAAAGTACTGACGGATAGAAAGTATCTGACATCCGGTGACTATCTAAAGGCAGGAGATATCCTCCTGAATGATAACCACCACGTGGCTATCGCTGTTACCACTGGTGCAAAAGCAAGTACGCTTTCAACGCCAACTATTCTGTCTAAAACTCCGAAGTGGGTGGGAAAGGTGACTGCAAATACACTTAATGTCCGCACATGGGCAGGAACAGAGTATGCACAGCTTAAAAGCTATCCTACACTTGCAAAAGGCAATTTAGTTGATGTATGCGATATCATTAAAGCAAAAGACAAAGCCGACTGGTACTACATCCGCATTGCCGGAAAGTACTTCGGTTTTGTTTCTGCAAAATACATCAAAAAAGTATAAAATATCCCGGGGTTAATTCCCCGGGAGTTTCTTTTTAAAATTAATGATAGCATCATTGCGCCAGCGAACTGGCACATAGAAGATGTCATTAATCATTTTTTTGAATTTTTGGGAAAATGTCTAGCTCAAAATTAATCTCGTTACCTTTGCCGTAAGTGTTTTTTATATTTTTCGAGTAGACGACTTTTTCAACTAGATTCTTGAGCATTCTATTTCGTGATTCTATGTTAAGGTCCCAATAGTTATTAAGCAGCTCTTCACAACGCGGAATAAAATTCGACTGTTGTGCCTTAATATTCTCATCGTGTTCGATTTCTTCTCTTAATTTCGTAATAATATCAGAGCATGATTGGATAGACCTAGCTATGGTTTTGGAGCGTTCAAGGAAGACTTCTGTGGTGTAGATTCCTCGCTCAAGCAGATCGTATTGTTTTGCTTTTTGGACATTTAAGCTTTCCAGCTCACTTTCTTTTTCGCGTATAAGATTTTGCTTAGATACTATACCAGAATTGATAGTATTATATGGAACATTAATATCATTGTTCAGCTTATACTTCTCTGTTATTTCTTTAATTCCATCAAGCACAGCTTTTTCAACTAGAGATAATTTGCTACTCACTGTAGGGCAAGACGTATATGGACACATGAGGGTATCTTCCTGTCCGCGTTTTTGATGAGGGCGGCGAACCATGGCACGACCACACTTGCTGCAATAGACAATTCCGGCAAGCGGATTGCGAACTGTGTTTTTTATGCTAATCGGACGGGGTGGGTTCTTTTGACGTATCTCTTGCACAGAATTATACAGATCGTCTGATATAATAGACGGATGCAATCCCTCACAGATAAGGACATTCCTGGACCGTGGGCGTGTCTTGACTACTTGACCATTCTGTATAGTCTTTACTGTTTTTCGACCATTCCACCGGATTTTTCCTATATACACCGGATTTGTTAGAATTCCCTGTATGCTGGCAGGAGTCCAGTCACCACCTAGCGCAGATTTTATTCCCATGTCGTTTAATTTCCGTACAATCTTCGCAACTCCAATTTGCTCACAACCATCACCGGCATACCATGTGTAGATCATTTTTACAATCTCAGCTTGAGCCGGAACAGGTCGGAGAGTATAACCTTTTTCTCTTGCGAGCTTAATTCTTTCGTATCCGTAAGGCGGTTTGTTTCCACAGTATTTGCCCTCTTTGACTGATGAGATTCTTCCGGCATTTAATCGACGCTTGATAGTTTTATACTCTCTGCGGCTCATAAATAGTCCGAACTCAAAATACTCTTCATCAAATTCATTGTTCGGATCATATATTTTTGTAGGGGTAATAATCTTCGTGTCAGAGTATTGAAAAGCTCTGGACACAACACCTTGGTCGATGGTGTCACCTCTGGCAAGACGCTCTACTTCGACAACCAAAACACCGTCCCACATGCCGGATTCTACTTCGTGAAGGAGTTGCTGCATGACAGGGCGGTCGGCGATAGTTTCTCCAGATACCACTTCGCGGTAAATTGCGCCCACAATGTACTCTTTTTTCTTTGCGAGATCTAACAGAATCCGCTGATGTCTGGCGAGTGTTTCGCCCTCTCCATGTGCTTCAGCTTCCCGATCGGCTCTGGATTTCCTTAAATAGATGCATACTGATTCATTCATTTCATCATTCTCCTTTTTTACACTTGTACGGCAATCCCGGAGATGATATACTTAATGTGTAGGTAAGATTATCACCGAGATTGTCTTATTTTTCAAAAAACCGGTTCCCGTTGGTAGCAGGAGCCGGTTCTTTTTATAAAAGTTCTGATTTTTTCTGGTCAAATTCTTCTTGAGTAATAATACCGCTATCTAAAAGCTCTTTGTAATCCTTCAGTAGTTCAACGGATGTTTTCTGATTTCGAACATTTTCAACAGCATCAGAGCTTTTGGAAATATTGAAGCTCTTTAACTGCATATCTATATTTGAACTACAGCGGAATCCAATAATATTTATTTGATTGGTTTCGATATTCCGCATTTTCATAGATGCATAAGAATCCACTTCAATGTTATCACTTGTTGTGGTAGCAGTTCCAGTAGTAGTGGAATTATTCTTTCCTTTAGTTTTCTTTCCGGTTCCAACAGCTGCACCGACAGCTGCGCCGACAACAGGGTTTCCAAGCGTGACAGCTGTAGCAGCCGTACCAATAACAGCACCAGCTAATCTTCCTTTTCGTTTTGTTTTTTCTTTACTTTTCCCTTTAGTGTGAGATGTTGTAGTTGTCTTTTCTACTGTTCTGTATTCCGGCCCGTTCCATTCATAGTCGAAAAGTTCATATTTGGTTGGAGCATCTGACACTGTAACAGATCCATCTTTCCATTGCTTCAAATCAAATCTTGTGTGTTTGGAACCAAGCTCAAAATCCTCCTTACCGGATATAACTCTCAGATTCAATACTCGAACAGGTTTTTCTACAACCGCCGGCTGGGTTGCTACGGAATTATTTGATATTGCAGGTTTTTGAACCTTATTTTTAATAGACAGCAAAAGTGCAAAAATAAGATACAAAACAGCAATTCCAAATACCTCAAGTACAACAACGACCATAATATTGTCTGATGAAAGATCGTTTGAACTCATCAAGGCCACAATCATTAATACAATTAATGCGGTCCAAACGATCATCAACACATTTCGTATTTTTTTCATATTTCCCCCTTTTGACACGATTACTCAAAATTCTCGATATAATTCTTATATAGATTCCTTATTTTGGCAGCCTCCCTCTGCCTGATTGGAACAATATCCCCCGATATCATCTCAAAATGATCTGATGCATCTTTAATTTCGTCCATGTTGACGATATAACTTTGATGGCAACGGAGAAATCTTCCATCAAGATGCGGCTCTATATCTGACAGCTTTCCACGTGCTACATGTATAACGCCGCAAGTACAGTGGACGAGAATTGATTTATTTCGGCTTTCTATGTATTCGATGTGACGGAATTCTACCCGATGTAAGTGATCTCGGTTTTTGATAGTCAAGGCTTTCTCACGGATATCTTCCAATGTGTGTGCTACGACAGAATACATGCGTCCATGCTCAGAGCCTTTGATGATGTAATGCACTGGCAAGACGTCCAATGCGTCAAATACATAGTTTTTGTATGCTGTCCAGAAGGCAATGTTGCCATTATATCCATTTTTCCTGAGCTGTCTTGCAACATTTATGCCATTCTCATTATCAAGGACCACATCCAACACGACTATATCGTACCATTGACCGTCTGCTATATCGTCAATCAGCGGCTTTCCACTACTATAAGTGTTTAGCGTGTAACTCTTGTCTCCGCGCTTTTTCAAAAACTCATCAACATGAGCCTTAAAAAAATCAATCTGTAAAGAATTATCGTCACAAATCGCAATTTTCATGCAAATCAGTCCTTTAAATTGTCATTTTCGCCATTTGCGTTAAATAAGAATTCTATATGTTATAGTTGATTATAGCATCATGCAATATAGTTGTAAATAGACGTTTGTAGGTGATTTTAGAATGAAAAGAGTCAAAAAAGTACTAATTTTGATATCGGTTATAGTTTTTGTCAATTATATAATCCATCTTCCAATGTGCGTGGATGATTATGTACACAAGGATTCTGACATATACTCTGCTCAACACATGTGCAGGCATTCGACCTTGACCAGGAACGCGAAGGGAATTTTGAAAACAGACGGTATTATAGAAACAATAAAAATTCCACTCAAAGCGAACTTCCTTTTTGCAAAAGTAAAAATTATATTCGATATTACGAATATTCCAGTGTACCACTGGCAGTTAGCTAGAGGAAATTTAGGCGTGTCTCGTTTTATTGGACTTGTGGGTTGATATAATAAGAACGAATGTTCGGTTATATTTCCCACAAACCGGACATATACTGTAGTGTAGGCGGTAGCTGTGACAGGGAGGGTTATTTATGGATTATAAGAAGGAAATTATTGAGATGATAGATAAAATAAATGATGACAGTCTGCTTGAATTCTTCTATAGATTCATTGCCAGAGTATTAAAAAACCGGGGAAATTAATCCCCGGCTTTATTTTTGGAATAGAGAGCATCTACGTAGCCATAAACTAACTGTTGGTCGTCTTTTGGAAGATTAGTGAGTTTTTCAATACAGGACAGTAGCTGCGGATTTCCTGAGATATCTGCGACTAATTCTGCATTGTCTGGCTTATGTTCCGTCCATCCCATTAAGTAAGCAGGCGATACGCCTAATGCCTTAGCATAGTCACGCACTTTCTTTATAGAAAGTTCTCTTGAATTTTCAACCTTATTCACGGAAGATCTTGACTTATATCCAAGTTTTAATGCCAGTTCTTCTTGCGTCATGTCTAAATTTTCACGGCACTTTCTAATTCTTTCTCCTATGTTCATGGAGTTTACCTCCTTTCTGCTTACAATGAGAGTATAACATGTGTTGAAAAATATTTCAACATTTTTTGAAAATATTGTTGACAAAAATATCAACATGGGTTATAGTGTTAAATGTAGACAGAAACATCAACAAAAAGAAAGGAGGAACAGGAATGGTTGATACTCCATTGCTTGAACAGAGAATTAAAGACTCTGGAAAGAAATATGGATATTTGGCTGAGAAATTAGGGATTTCAAGGCAGTATTTCAGAATGAAATGTAAGAACAAGGCAGACTTCACAAACAGGGAAACAGATATTCTCTGTAGTGAGCTTGGAATCACATCACTTGCTGAGAAAGAAAAAATTTTCTTTAAAAAGTAGACAAAACCATCTACAAAGCTCTTGACTAGAAAGGAAGTGAAAACAGTTGAGCAGATACAAAAACAAAGTCGAAGAGTCCTTTGGAGAGATTTGGAAATTTGTTCTGGATTTGCAATATGAGACAGGCAAGATTAAAAAAGCTGTTCTGACAGGGGAAAAAGGCGACTTGAAGATGCCCGAAGAAATTCCAAGTGAGCAGACGGATAACGAATATCTGAAAGAGCAGTTCGGAATATATTCACGATATGTGAAATCATTATCCATCTGCACACACGTTTTAGCAATTATCTCAATAATTTCTCTAATAATTGCAATAGTGGCTCTGATTGTATAGAAATTGAGAAAAGACCGGTAATTAGCGCAATGATGGACAGAACAGTTGTTATCCAAAATCTGGATATATCTTGAAAATATGCTTTCATGGCGACTTCACCCGCTTGTGTGATTTCATATGCGTGATCTTGCGACCTTGAACGCATAAAGCACTTTTTACCGAAAAGGTATCTGCAAGCATCTGCTTCGTGCTGATTGTCAGGAGTAAATCCACAATTTCTTAAAGCTTTTTTCAATATTTTATATTGATATCTTGTTATCAAATGAACACCTCCTTCACAGGAGAGTATATCACAAGAAAGGAGTGAGTGCATGACTACATTAGAAAGAGCTGATATTGAAGATGGAAAACGTATTGTTGATATCTTTACAACTTTATCAGAAGAAAACAAGAATATGGCAATCGTTTATCTTTCCGCATTGAGAGATAAGGAGATTGCGGATTCTTATAAGGCACAGAAAGAAAGTTCTTAACATGGAGGTGAAAACAATGGACGCATTACAATTTAACAAAGCCGTCAGCCAACACTGCAAAGAATCTGGTGGAGACTGTTGCAAATGTGACCTACGGCTTTACTGTTACCTATCGCCAAGTGAGCGACCAGATGAGTTAGTGAGCCTGGTTATTGATTTTTTGCATAACCACATTGAAAACCATGGTCATTATACCCATCACAGTGCGGCTTCATTTCCGTGTATTGATGATATGGACATGAGCACCGCAGTAGGCGGCGACTGTTACCAGAAACCTCATACTCTTCACAAACGTTCACATGCTTGTGAATCTTGTGGCAATGATACAGTCGTGTAATTGTTTCAACCATATAATTCCCCTTTCGTTATACTCGGCATGTCGGTGCCTGTAAATGCATTATAGGTAGAGGGAAAAGGAAACGTCAATAGAAAGGAAATCATCAATGAAAAAATTAACAGCGGTTTTAGTGTTCGGAATCATGGCAACAGGCGTTACTGCTTGCTCAACAGCAAGTACAGTAAATTACAATCTCAACAAAGAAGCGGATGAGTTCAATGTGTACAGAAAAATCACCGTAACTAATGTCAGAACCGACACTATCATGTTGCAGGCAGAGGGGTATATGTCTCTTAGCAATAACAGTAGCGATGAGCTTGTAATGACTATCAAGACAGGTGAGGGTACATACTTTAAGGATTACATCTACTTGAACGACTGGACCTGTTATGTGATGGAGCAAACAGAGCCGAACACAGTAGACAAATATCACTATGAATTAGTTTTCTATCCGGAAAGAATTATTCCAAATGTAGAAATCAAATAAAAAGCCAATATAAGGAGGATTTGATGGAGAAACATTTTGCAGAAGAAGCAAAATAGCAGAAACATCATAATCTATCGTAGAAAGGAGAGATTGTAATGGCAGTAATCAAAACAATTAAAAAAGGGTCTGGGGTAATCAGAATACATGATGATTACTGCAAGGATAACACACCGGAAGACAATCAGAGGATTGTAGATGAGTGTTCAAGAATCATCTTGAACTACTATCTAAGAAAAGAAGCAAATTTGACGTAAGTGCCCCGGAGGGAGTCGACACCTCCACCCCGGAGCCGTAAACCACTAAAACAGTCTTAGCGGATTACAGGACAATCATAACATTTCTTCCTGTATTTCGCAAGAGAACAGGAGGATTTTTTATGAAGAAAACCGAGGGTAAAAGCACAATGGATAGCGCAAAAGTAACCAGTTTTGAAGATTTTGAAAGTTTCTATGCAGTGGAAGTCGTAAGAGAAGCCAAGAAACAGACACAGAAATGGTTCTGTGCATGGGGAATTACCATGGCGGCATTGATTCTTTCAAATGCAGCATGGGTATTCCTTAGATAGAGGGGTACGAATGAAAAAATATCGTAAACGAGAAATTTTGATGTCAATAGCAATCGGAATCCTTTTAACATTCCTTCCAGCATGGGAGTGGACAAATGGATTTGATCGGATTCTGGCAGCGGCAGTTATAAGCCTGATTCTGATAGGAAATCTATGAAAGGAGAAAAATGAACGAGAAGAAAATTAAGGAATTGTTCGAATTGTGTCTGAGGGTTTCAAATGAAACAACGGCGCATGTGAATTTTGACTATACGGCGTGTGACGACATATCCAGAGTTTATATTTATGTATTTAATGATGCAGGGGAGATCGTAAAGCATTTTTCAGTGTGCCAGTTTTACGACTTTAAGTTTGAATCTCAGAATTATGAAGATGCAAAGAAATGTCTTCTGGAACTGCTTATTAATGGGAGGTGTCCGTTAAATGAATCTTGAAGAATTAAGACTCCTCCCGAAGTGGGATATGGTTCTTGCAGTGAATATCTTGTTGGAGGAACTGAACAAGCGAAACGCTCCTATTGTTGATTGGGAAAATCCAGATATGTTTGTGGACCATCTCGAATATCACGCCGCTGATTCCATTCAGAACGGTAAGACGGTTCCGGGCATGGGGGATAAGTCAGACGCAATCTATTGTTTTTTTAAGCAGTTAAAGGAGCCAGTCTATGAACGAGAGGATACAGGAAGTACTGAGACTGATTGATGTTCAACTTGCACTTGTTCCAGATAATCCAATAGAGGAACAGTACAAGGCGAGGACATTGGCAAGTTACACGCAAGCACTAAATGGGCTTTTAGCGGCTCAGAAAGCATATAAGGAGAACGCTCATGAGTGATTTTGAAATCCGTATTCCAGCGAGAAAGAAACAGCCTGCAACTGATAAGGATAACCCGGTCGTGAAAGTATCATCGGAAGCATACAACGCACTGGTTGAGATCTATAACGAATCAACCATATCAATGAAAGATATCGCAAGTTTGCTGATCGTTGAGGGCAGCAAGCATGTAGTTTATGACAAGGAGGATTGAAATTGAATATCTATGAAAAATTAGGAGTTATTCAGTCAAAGCTGAAAGCCCCAAAAGGGCAGTATAACTCATTCGGGAAATATAAATATAGAAGCTGTGAGGACATTCTGGAAGCAGTAAAGCCGCTTCTGGCAGAAACAAAGACAGTATTATGTATCACTGATCAGATGGAAGTGGTCGGGGACAGAATCTATGTAAGAGCAGAAACACATTTAAAAGATGCAGAGGATTCTTCTTCTGAAATCGTAACAGTTGCTTATGCAAGGGAAGAAGAGTCAAAAAAAGGCATGGATTCTTCCCAGGTTACAGGCGCAGCGTCATCTTATGCAAGAAAGTATGCCCTGAATGGTTTGTTCTGCATTGATGACAACAAAGACAGTGATTCTACTAATACAGGTAGCAGTGGAAAAACAGCAGCTAAAAAGTCAGAATCAAAAGGACCTGTTGAGATGATTACTTCAGAAAATGTAATGAGTATCCAGAACATCATTGACAAATATCCGAGTTCTAACTTGTTTGAACAGATTAAAACTCGTTTCAAGGTAGACGAAGTGAAAGGACTCACAAAAGAAAAAGGGCAAAAATGTCTCAAAATGTTGATTGAGTACGATAAACAGCATAGTGGAAAGGAATAAAAAATGAACAAAGTTATTCTTACAGGAAGATTTACACGCGATCCAGAAATCAAGTACACCAATGATGGAACATCTATTGCAAGATTTTCTATTGCGGTAAATAGAAGATTTGTGAAAGAGGGTTCTGATCAGAAAGCAGATTTCTTAAATTGCATCGCTTTCGGAAAGTCAGCGGAATTTATTGAGAAATATTTTTTCAAGGGTATGAAAGCAGATTTATCTGGAAGAATCCAGACAGGATCCTATACGAATAAAGACGGCGTGAAGGTATATACAACAGATATTGTTGTCGAGGAAATCGAATTCGGCGAAAGCAAAGGTTCTTCACAGGCACAGACAGCATCACCTACACCGAATCCAGAAGCCGACCCGGACGGCTTTATGAGCATTCCTGATGGTATCGACGAGGAGATGCCATTTAATTGATACAGATTGATAGCAGAGAACATCAGAAAGTTATTGATGGCATTAAAAAGGCATTTGACGAGGCAGGGGAAAAATGGTTCGTGTCAAAGCTGTATGTAGGTGATTACATGAATTATGATAACCCGCGTTTGGTAGTTGATAGAAAACAGAACCTTGCAGAGTTATGCGGAAATGTATGCCAGCAGCATGAAAGATTCCGATCTGAAATTATCCGGGCAAATGAAGCAGGAATAAAACTTGTCTTCTTATGCGAACACGGGAAAGGGATCGAAAAGCTGGACGATGTTCTCTGGTGGGAGAATCCCAGGGCGAAGAAGCGGGTTAAGAAAAATGGTATCTGGATTGAGCAAGAACAGAAAGTTATGCACGGCGATACGCTGTACAAAATTCTATGCACAATGCAGAGAAAATATGGAGTTGAGTTCCTATTTTGTGACAAGAAAAATACTGGAAAACGAATAATGGAGATTCTGTCGGATGGACAAAGAAACAATTAAACAGCAGAACAGCATGAGAGATGTTCTTTCCAGATACGGAATGATTCCGAACAGAGCTGGCTTTATCAGTTGCCCATTTCATCCCAGTGACCGTACTGCTTCATTGAAAATTTACAAAGACAGCTACTATTGCTTCGGATGTGGCGCGTCAGGAGATATTTTTACTTTCGTTCAGAATATGGATAATTGCGATTTTAAGACAGCTTTTCAGATTCTTGGCGGAACTTACCAGAAACCAGATTTTTCTTCCAGAATGGCAATATATCACCATCAAAAACAGATGGAAATGCAGCAGAAGGAAGAACAGAAGAAAAAGACCGAGTTGCAAGAATGCATGTCTGATATAGATTTCTACCGGGCTATCCTCGACAGAGTGAAACCATTGTCTGACGGATGGTGTGAAGCATGGAACAGGTTGCAACTTGCACTATATCACCATGGATTCATAACAGGACTGGAAGAAGGTGATTAAAAGTGGAAATGATAAGCAAGCTCACGAAGGACTCTATTCTGGATGAAGAAGTGTTTGACGAGATATTCAAGCAGGAAGATGAGATTTACAAGGCACGTTTGACATTGACTCTTCTGGACAGAGCCAAGGAGCTTGGCGTAAAGAAAAAATTTGAGGATTTGCTTAAGGCTTACACGAAAGTACAGAAGCAAATGATCGAGAAAGAGAAAAACAATAGGACGTTGTCTATGCTGAACCAGTGGACTAATTTCTCTGATTGTGAATATGACAGAATGAAGTGTCTTAACTGGGTGGCGGATGATGATGGAATCAGAATATCGAATACTAATCCAGGATCGCCGGATATCATAGCTTGTTATCACCCTATACTTCCAATAGAGCGAATGAAGAATCTGGAGACTGGAGAAGAACAGATAAAGCTAATCTATAAGAGAAATAATAAATGGTCCGAGGTTATTGTACCGAAAACCATGGTTGCATCATCTACTAAAATCGTTGGCTTGTCTGCGCTTGGAATTTCAGTAACATCTGAGAATGCGAAGTTTCTTGTGCGGTATCTGTCAGATGTCGAGAATGCAAATGACGATTATATCAACATTCAGTATTCATCCAGCAAAATCGGGTGGATCAGGGATTATTTTCTTCCTTATGACAAAGACATTGTATTCGATGGAGATATGCGGTTCCGACAACTGTATGAAAGTATCAGTGTAGGCGGCAGCAGAACAGAATGGTATGAACATGTAAAAAAGGTTCGTGCTACTGGAAGAATAGAGCCGAAAATCATGTTGGCTGCAAGTTTTGCCAGTATTCTGATTAAGCTTGTTGGCGCACTTCCGTTCTTTGTAGACCTCTGGGGAGAAACTGAAGGCGGCAAGACTGTGACGCTTATGTTGGGAGCTTCCGTCTGGGCGAATCCGGGTGAATCTAGGTACATAGGAGATTTCAAGACAACAGATGTGGCTCTGGAAGCAAAGTCTGATATGCTTAACAATCTTCCACTAATTCTGGATGATACTTCCAAGGTATCTGCCAAGATTAGAGATAACTTCGAGGGCATTGTGTATGACTTGTGTTCCGGCAAAGGAAAGAGCCGCTCTAATAAGGAGTTGGGAGTGAACCGGGAGAATCGCTGGCAGAACTGCATTCTGACCAATGGTGAACGTCCGCTTGCAGGATATGTCAGCCAAGGTGGAGCTATCAACCGAATTATTGAGGTCGAGTGTTCTGAAAAGATATTTGATGATCCACAGCTTACCGCAGATACCCTTAAAAAGAACTACGGATATGCAGGAATCGACTTTGTGAACGCAGTCAAGGAAATGTCCATTGATGATATAAAAGCCCTGCAAAAGCACTATCAGGAGCTTATACAGGACGATGACAAGATGCAAAAACAAAGTATATCTATGAGTATCATTCTGGCAGCAGATAAAATCGCAACAGATCAGCTGTTCCATGATGGTCAGTACATTGACATTGAGACGGCTAAGAATCTTCTGACAGAGAAAGAAATGGTATCTGAAAACGAACGTGCTTACTGGTTCGTGCTTGATAAGATTGCCATGAACGGAATTAAATTCGATGATAACCCAGATATAAAAACAGAAAGGTGGGGAATTATCGACAATGATCCGGTAGAGAAAACATCAACTGCAATAATCTATAGCGCAGCGTTTGATGATTTATGCAAAATCGGAAGATTCTCCAGAAAAGCATTTTTGTCATGGGCTGTTAAGAAGGGACTTGTGGAAACCGACAGCAGAGGTTATCCGACCAAAGCAAAGAAACTGGACGGAATTGTCACCAAATGTGTGTTTTTGAAAATTGTAGATGAAATTCCGAAAGGATTCGTGAATTGCAATGATGATTTTGAGATTACAGACGATATTGTGTTTGATTAACAAACAATTCGTTCAAAAGGTAACCGGGTAACCTAGGTAACCTTTGATTCTGCATATATATATTTGAGTATTTATATGCACATATTGAGTATAAAAGTTTCCCTATATGAGAAAGTCAGGGTTACTCGGTTACTCGGTTACCATGCAGTAAAATCAATGGTTTGCGGATTTTTGAACGGTTACGTTTCGGTTACTATCGGTTACTTATATTATATACCTAATATATATAATATATAATAATTTTTAAAAATTAAAAGAGCGTATACAGTGTGCAGAATATTGTATACAAAAAAGGATGTGAGGAATTGAAAGTAGAAGCTAAAGATATTCCGATCATGCATAAGTTCATGCCGGAGTTTTGGAAGGCGATAAAAGAATTTTACAATGTAGAAAATAACGATGAATATTTTGATGCATTGTATAAAAGATTTGAGGATTTATATGAAATCTATCCAGACAGTTTGGCAAGATATCTGTCTTTGGCCTTTTACAAATGGGCTGCGGATGTGTCAAAGGGAAAATGCAAAGTATGAATGAGGTGATAGAAATGCCATATAACACAGCAAGAAAGTACTATGAGGGTATCCAGACAAGGAAAGACATATATCTGTACATCATAAGATACTTGAAAGAACACAATTATCCGCCAAGTATTCCGGATATTGCAGCAGGACTGAGCATATCTAACCATACCGTGCAGAATCATTTCGGCGAATTACTGGAAAGTGGTTTACTTGCGACAGACAACCCCGGTGAGCCACGAGCGTACCGAGTGACAGGATACAAGTTCAGAAAGGTGAAGGAAAATGAGTAGTAAGTTGAAAGCCAAGAAAAAGACCAGATTTCCTGTTCAGACTCCTAATCAGGCAGCTCATGCGTTTGGACGGGCTATGCAGAACTGTTATAGACAGATAAAAGACGTAGAGCAGCAAGCCTACGAGGATGGTTTTACCGTTGGTGAAGATTGGAGTAATACGATCAACACCGTTACAACAATGATGGCTCTGAGGCGTTTATATGGCTTTTCCACGAAGCGATTGCTTGATGTGATAAGAACTGCCAATGAATACGTTAAAATGGCAAATGAGGGCAAAATGAGCGTTCTGAGTATGATACAGGACATTGAAGAGAACACAGATGTAAGATTCGATGAGATAAACAAGAATCTGGTTAAGAAGATGGGAGTTTGACAAGGAGCTGAATTAAATGAATAGAATTCGTACTCTGAGGGAAGCGAGCAGTATGTCTCAAAAAGAATTGGCGAGCGCAATAGGAGTGCCGCAGTCTTTGGTGAGTTATTGGGAAAGAGAAAAGAGAACTCCATCAGTGGTTAACGCGCAAAAGCTTGCTGATTTTTTTGGAGCGGAAATAAAAGATATATTCGCAGAAAATACTGCACAATAGCGTGTCAGTTGTTTACATGAGCGAAAGGAGAAGGAGAATGAAGCAGAAAGCGCCAGAACAGGAATTAGAACTGTTAAGAGAAAATCTATTACATGAACGTGCTATCTGGGAACACATCAACGAAAATGGCTGTAATGATCCATTCTGGACAGATGGATGCAATATGAATCTAACCAGAAACCATATTCTTTCATACAGAAATGAGATTGCAAATTGTTGCGAGGAACATAATCTTCCACTTCCAGAAGAATATTTTCTAAAAGTACCGCCGGAAGTTGACGATAATTATATGGCAAACTTTAACCAGAAAGTCCGTGTGGATAGATTAAAACAGCAGGGTGATACATTAAGCCGGAAGAAAAAGAAGTTTATTGATGATGGACAGATGGAGTTTTGTTGATTAACCATGTAGTTGCTTACATGGGGAAAGTGAGGATGGAAAATGAGAAAGAATAATTATACTTCATTTTTTAAAATTAAGCCAAAGAAAGTAGAGAGATACATCCGTTGTAGAAAATGTGGTGGAAACATGGAATGGGTTGAGTACTATCCGCCGGAAATCAAATGCCCGAAGTGTGGATATACTGAATATCCAAAACCTTATGAACCAGATTGTATCAAACTGCCAGAAACATTGGAAGAATATTTTGAATTATATGAGAAAATAAGGAGGAAAAATGAGCTACTGTGACGGAACCTGTAAGTATCTGAACGCAAGAAAACACAAATGCGAATTGACAGGAGAAAAACTCGCATACATGAAATGGAGTCGTGGAATCGAATATTCAGTGCATGAACACAGAGGATTCTGTGAGAAAGATAAGGAGGACGCAAAATGTTAATTAGAAGTCAGAATAAGATGTCTCTGGTAAAGTTTGAGAATATTGTTATAAACATCAACAATATCAATGGTAAAGAAATCATTTGTTGGAGCCAGATGAATCCAGGAGAAGACGAATATATTTTATTGGGTCATTATTCTAACAAAGCAAAAGCTATGAAAGTACTGGATATGATTCAGGAAGCCTATGCAGATGCGGCGTTAATTCCAATGGTAGTTCCGAATATCGGAAAGATGTTCGCAGAAGCATCAGCATCAAAAGAGAATGAACTTTTAGCTGAAGCTATTGGTAAAGCACTTACGAATAAAATGGTCTTTCAGATACCAGAGGATTCGGAGGTGGAAGTATGAGCCATATCAGAGACAGGTTAAAGCAGTACAAGGACAAATATTCGGACTGCTACAAATACGCTGGGTTGTATGCCAAAGTTATTCAAGATATGATCGAACAGCTTCAAGGCGATCTGGAACAGGACGAGAAAGAAAATGGTTGGATTCCAGTCAGTGAGAGATTACCGAAAGACGGAACATATATCACTACTTTAGACGGAGAGCTTGTCGGACAGGAAGAACCATTCACGGGAATGTGCGGTATCGAAAATGGAAAATGGGATGATGAAGACTGTGTTATTGCCTGGATGCCACTTCCAGAACCATATAAGGAGGACTGACCATGATTGCGTTATTATGCGGAATATTTATCGGACTTAATGTTGGTGCATGGGGAGTGATTATACTCGCCATACTGTACAACAAGCACCATCCAGACGAATAGAAAGGAGAACGGTATGCTGACAAGGAATAAGAAGCTGAAAGACTACGGTATTCCGGCAGAGGACATAGAAAAACTGAATACGATGCTGAAAGACTTCCCGGCAGAGTATGGATACCTGCTTTCCAGTGCTGCCTTGTCAGCTTGCCCGAAGAACACGGTGATAGCGGATATGGTTATCGAGAATATCTTGCACCGGAAGAGCTACAGGAAAATCAGCAAAGAAAGATATATCCCGATGAACCCGAAAGACTTCTACGGATACAGACGCAAGACTGTCGCTGTACTGTATGAGAGGATGCGGCTGTTGGGAGTGTGGGAGGAGGAATAAAAAAATGTGTCTTGTATGGTTGGCGATTATATTTATTTGTTGGATTTTAGGTGCAAAAATATCAGATATTAATGTTGCAATGATAGCAATATTCTATATTGGCGATTGTATTTCTGACCTTGCAAAAGCAATTGAGAAGAGGAGTAAAAAATGAAATTAATTGATTTAATAGCAGCAATTGACGACGATCCTGAAAGCGATATAAAAATTCAGATATGTCACCCTGGAAGAAGCTGGGAGGATTACGATACATTCAATGCCGGTTCAAAGCTGCTGAAACCATTTTACGATTTAGAAATAAGCTGCCTTTCGGCAATAGAAACAGATGTGATCAGAGTTGATTTGAATTTTGACAAGAAAGAAGGCAAAACAGATGAGTAGACTGATTGATGCTGACAAACTGAAGCATGTAGTGCATTGTGCATATTCTGATGATTTAGAGATTCTTAAAAAGATTGACGAACAACCGACTGCTTTTGATGTGGATAAGGTTATTGGCGAATTGAAAAGAGATAAATTCATCGAATCCGAATGTATCTTATCTGATGTACATCAAGGATATAATGCTGGACTGAGCAGGGCGATAGAAATCGTGAAAGGCGGTGGAGTTGAATGAGTAAAGGAAAAGACATTTCGACTATGTTTACAAGAGAAGAAAATAAAAAGAATGGAAGACTCGGATATGGACTGGCTATCAGAGAAAAGGAAGATGTTATCAGTCCGTCACAGTATGGAGCGTTCTTGCAGAAAAGAGGTAGGAGAAAATGAGTAAATCAGTATTAGTGATAAATACGCCAAAATATTGTGCTTCATGTGCTTTACGCAGCGGAATACTTCACCCATTCTGTAGAGCGAATAGAAGAGATATTACAGATTTGAGCATTAGACCAGATTGGTGTCCATTGAATCCATTGCCGGAGAAAATAAAAGTAACTGGGCTTTATAACGGCAAATATTTCAAAGCAGGAGGCAAACTACCGAGCTATAAGATCGGCTGGAACGATTGTATTGATGAGATTACAGGAGGAATGGATTAATGGCATGTGCAAAGAAATGTGATAGATGTGGAAAACTGTATGAGCAGTACAATTCTAAAAACGATAGAAAAAATCCTAATGGGATCATGGTATTAAATCTGGATAGTCAGAGAAGATATTTCACACATAATGCTCTGGATTTATGTCCTGATTGTATGAAAGGATTTCAGGGCTGGTTTGGAGAGGTGAAGTAGATGGAGAGATTAACTGAAAGAGTGTATGACGGGCTCATAATAATAAAGCAGGATAGTGGCGACGAAGGAAATTATAAAGCGGCTGATAAACTTGCCACCTATGAAGACTTAGAAGAGCAGGGTTTGCTTGTGAGATTGCCAGTTAAAATCGGTGATGATATTTATAAGATTCCGAGCAAAGCGAATTATGATTTAAATGTTCTGAATGGATATAAAGCAAATAACAGAGTGTATCATCAAAAAGCTTACAGCATTGTATTTTCACAAAGTGGTTGGTTCGTACAGTGTGATAAAGACAGTATTCATGCTCCGAACGTTATTTGTGTTGACGTAGAATACGGAAAAACATGGTTCCTCACCCCTGAAGAAGCTGAGAAGAAGTTGGAGGAGATGCAGAATGGCTGAATATGTTAAAAAGTCAGATGTAATAAAAATCATGGAAAATAATTCTCACATGATAGAGGTATTTGGAGTTAAGAAGAAAATGATTGACGGATTCGCAATGTGTTGTGATTTCGCAGATCTGGAAACTGTCAGTATTGAGGAGGACGATAAGGAGGATTAACATGAAACCAGAAGAAGCAAAAGACATATTATCCGATATGAGAGACCAGCATTTATGTTTCCTTGAAAGTTCTGAAAACAAAGATGAATGGCAGAAAAAATATCTCAAGGAAGCATGGGCGTGTGATTCCGGAGCAAAAGCATTGGAAAAACAGATTCCAAGGAAGCCGATTGATAAAACAAAACCAGATGATACCGCAAGCCTTGCTTATGAAAATTGTAATATTGTTGTTTGTCCAACCTGCGGCGGACGGTTGAAACTGAAATCAAAAGGGAAATATTGCGATAAGTGTGGACAGAAATTAGATTGGGGAGGAAGTGAAAAGTCGTGCCAGACAAACTTGCGCCAGAAATAACCCCGCAGCTCGCCATATCAGCGTTTGCAGTACTGCATCAATATTGCAGCTCAATCAGTCCACATGGCTGCATCAGATGCACATTTTACGAACATTGCCCGGAGTGTTTCATAGGGTGTCCGGGAGATCAGGGCGAGACAATCAGAAAATTACAAAGCAATGAATAAAATTAGAGAGTCGGTATTTACCGGCTCTTTTTTAGCACAAAATTTCTCAAACATGTACCACAACTTTTCCACCAACCTATGATAGAATATACTCAGAAGTGTTACTATGGGGTTTTATAGCTTAATTCAGAAAGGATATGATTGGATGTTGATAGGATGGCAAATGATCAGAATTTAAATAATAGAGCGGCGACACAGTTTCGAAGCGGTGAGGAAGCGGTGAGAAATGGGAAAAAAGGCGGTATCGCATCTGGATATTCTAGGAGACAAAAAAAAGCCCTTTCTGATTATGTGAAAATTATAGCTGAAAGCCCTGCATCAAGTACTGCAAAAAAGAAACTTGCAAAAATGGGGATTGCTGACGAAGACGCAAATAACATGGCAGTCGTAGCAACTTCTCTGTATAAAAAAGCGGCAGATGGAAATATACAGGCTATCGAAAAATGGGAGCAGCTAACAGCAGCTTCAAAAGACGATGATGAAAAATACGAACTTCCTGCCAGAGTGCTCGGCAAGGCATTCGTGGACATTAACCGACAGATTAAGCCCAACATTGAATATGTATTCGAGGGCGGCCGAGGCGGTCTGAAATCTTCATTCGTAGCTTTTAAGATTGTTGAGCTTATCAAGAATAACCCCCAGATGCACGCCTGCATTACAAGACAGGTGGCTGGTACTCTGAAAGATTCTGTATATGCCAATATGAAATGGGCTATCAATGAACTGGGATTGATGGAAGAATTTGAATGCAAGGTGTCGCCGCTTGAAATCAAGTACATTAAGACGGGACAGACAATATACTTCCGTGGTCTGGACGATGAAACCAAACTAAAATCTATTAAGCCGGAGTTTGGATATATCGGAATCCTCTGGAAAGAGGAAAAAGATCAAATGAAGGGAGATGCTCAGGAACGTTCTGTTAATCAGTCAGTACTTCGTGGTGGCGATGAATCTTATGATTTTTCATCATACAACCCACCAAAATCAAAATCAAACTGGGTAAACAGGATCAAGCTCACACCTAACCCGAAAAGAGTTATACATCATTCGAGTTATTTGGAAGCCCCGGCGGAGTGGCTAGGACAGAAGTTTATTGACGATGCAGCACATCTGAAAGAAATCAATCCAGAAGCCTATGAACATGAATACCTGGGTGTTCCGAATGGCGATGGTGGAAACGTATTTGAATATCTGGAGATTAGAGATATTACAGATGAAGAAATTAGCCGCATGGATCGCATTTTTGCTGGTGTAGATTTTGGATGGTATCCTGACCAGTTCTGCTATCTCCGAACTTATTACGATTCTGCTAGAGAGAAAATATATCTGATTGACGAATTGTATGTAAATAAATGGAGCAACTCCAAGACCGCTGATTGGATCAAGAAAAAAGGCTATGACGATTATACGATGATATGTGATTCTGCGGAGCCTAAGTCCGTGAATGATTTCCGGGACGCCGGACTTCCTGCCAGAGGGGCAATTAAAGGGCCGGGAAGTATCGAGTATGGTTTTAAATTCTTGCAAACAAAGACACTTGTCATTGACCCAAAACGAACACCGAACGCATATAAGGAAATTACGGAGTATGAGTATGATCGAGACAAAGAGGGAAATGTAATAAGCGGTTATCCTGACGGAAACGATCACGCAATCTCGGCACTTAGGTATGCTTATGAGCCGTTATTTAACAGGAGGGGGTACAGTGCATAAAATGTTAGATAGGTACTTTTCAGATAAAATAAATAAATTCTTAAGCATCGGTTTAAAAATATATGGATCATCTGACATTAACGAAATCTTAAAGGTTGTAGAATATGAAGACATTATTGTGCGAGATACTTCTGTAAGATGGATGGATTTTAAAAGGTAGATTAAATGGGACTTATAACAACACTAAAAAGGTGGTTTAACATGATTTTCAAAAAACAAGCCGAAGAGGA